CGTTTGGAGCAATGTAAAAAGTGTAAATCTTACTCGTTAAGTTGTCTGTTAATTCAACTATGTATTTGAAACCTGGATTAGCAAATTCAGTTGATGTCATTGTAAATGAAACATCATTATTTGAAAAACACATTCCAGTGAATGCGTCAACTCCTTGAGCGGATAATCCCGTTATTGCCGTGTTATATGCCATATCTTATACCTTTATTGTTCCTGATAAATTCTCTTCTATTGCAATTGTGATTTCACTCTTTAACGCTGCCATAAATCGATCATTAAAATCAACCAATGTTTCATTGACTGCATCTCTATAATAAAATAGGGGTTTGATTCCCCTTCTACCAATTGACATACTGATATTGTATGCAATTGCTTCCATTGCGTTTTCCCTTGCTTTTGGTGTTTTGAACTTTTTGAATGAGCCATTCTCATTGCGTGGTGAAATCTTTTTGATTTTCATCCATTGCAAGATTGCATCCGTTGGTGGTCTGCGACCTGGCTTCCTTCCTTCCTCTACATAGTAGGCATAGTCAGCAGCTTTACCTTTTGCAAAGAAATCAATTCGCTTGTATCGGTTATCATAACGAAATGCTAACGACTTGCGTAACGTATCGGATGCAACCGCCCTTCTTTTCTTTCCATTGACTGTCCTATACACACCGAGATTTAGCATTGCCTTTTCAACAACCTCTTGACCAAACTCATTCATTAAGTTAGTGAGTGGATTATTAGCCATTGCAGAAAGTTGTAAATGCAGTGTTTGGATTATCTATCAAAAGGTCAACAAAGACTTCAACTCCTTTGACCTCTAATGCATTTCTAAAATCAATGTAGTCATCGCTCATATCCCATCCAAAAAAGATGTTATGATCAATGACGTGGATTATTTGCAACTCGCCTTGTGTTGTTATTGTGTACCTCATATGCTGACTAAAATTGATGCCGCTAAAATTGCACCTGCAACACCTGCTCCAACATTGGCTAATTTAACAGATGTGAAATCTGATGCTGCAAAAGCTACTGATGTTGATGTTGAATAATTACCTGACGCAGAACCACCTGCAATGACAATAGCACAAGCGGTATCAACTCCGTTTTTGCGCAAAGTAATCGTCAATGTATTGCCTGATGGTTGTGCTGAACATCTAACAACAAAATCAGATAAATTACACGCCACTGGAATCATTGTTAATCGAGTGAACTCATTGGCAGCAACAACGTGTAAACCCGTAACGAATCCATTATATACAGTTGTATTGGCTGCAATTGTAGCATTTCCCCACGATGCAAATAAAAATGATTTTGTGACTGATGCCTTTGAGTTCAATTGCGTTTGGACATTAGATGTCACACCACTCAAATACCCCAATTCAGTTGATGTTACTGCGTTGGTTGCAACCTTACCACTACCATCAGAAATCAAGGCTCTTGATGCAGTTAGATTTGAAGTTGTAATGGTTGTTGCAGCTCCAGTGATAGTATCTTGTTTGGTAGATAGCACGTTGCTATTTTCCCATAGCGAAGTTGATGAGTTGTATTTTAAGATGTCATCATTGGCAACAGATGTGATTTTGACATCGTGAATTTCATCCATCTCATAACCATTCTGCACACGCACATACATACGACCTGCGCTACCATTACTCGCCGTTGTAACAAATCCAAGATAGACTAAATGATTTGGTGCTGATGGTTTTGTTTTAGTCACCGTTCCCGCCGTTGCTCCAAGATAAACTGCATCTCCATCCGCCCAAGTTGAAGTTGGGAAAATGTTTAACCCATCCAATTGACCATTGACAATAATAAGTCCTTTTTGATTTGCAGCAATTGACGAACTTAATACAATTCCAACTGTTTGCGCTGATGTCGCATCTGTTGAGTTAGATGCAAGCTTCACAGTCAATCGGTCACCTTGTCCACCAAATGCGTACACTGGTTGTCCTTTGGTTATTGTAACTGAATCAGCATTGGTTACGTATGCAAGAAGTGTGTTTGGTGCAGTGCCAATAACTTGGAATCCGTTTAATGTAGTGTTGTAAATGCAGAACATTTCAGCACCACTCACAATATCCCCACCAATTAACAATCCATTATTGTTTCGATACAAATCTTTTGCGCCAAGTGAATTGATGTTCAAAGTTGCTCCAGTTGTATTACCAGTAGCGAATCGAATTAGAAACGCATCTTGGTCACTCAATGAAGTGATGCCGCTTATCGTAGTTGTATAGGTATCAGTTCCCGAAGTTGTCCCCTTTGGAATTCCACTACCACCTCCACCGCCTGGTATAGTTTTCCAAGTGTTGTCAGCTGCAAGATAATCGGTTGTCGCTGATGGGTTATTGGTTGTCCATTGTAGCTTTTTCATTAATCTCTAAAGATTGACATTGTTAAAGTGCCGCTACATAACTCATTATAAATAGTGATAGGCATCTCACATCGGATACGGTCATCTCCATTGTCGTAATAGCTGCCAAACGCTAAAAAGTTCGGTTCAGTATTTAGCATCTGAATGAATGCAGTGAACGTCTCTTGATCTTGACCATACGCCACTTGCACCTCATCTTCACCGCAAAGAAACGCTATGCTATTGAATTCGCCATCGTAATTGATATAATCAGTGTAAACGTTGATAGTCTGCTTACCAAAAGGAATCTCACAAGCATTCCACTCGTAATCAACAGTTATATCAATTGACAATTGAACTCCAGTTAACACGTGGCTAAACTCCTCAATGAATGGTTGCGCACTAATTGGTTTACCTAACACTACTGACTCATCGAAGATTGTTCCATTTTCCAACATATTAACAAAGTCACCTGCCAACTGTATGCACTCACTCATTGACTGCCTCTGATATTCAGTCTTTTCTTCTTTGTCACGTGGCAAATCTGAAAAGTAAACGTCAAAAGAATAAGTCAATGATCCTGCATCAAAGCTAAATGAGGTTGGTGTAACGTGCATCCAGGGCCATTCACCCTCCTTCTCTAAATCAGCTTGAGATATTTGGCCGTGTGTGAACCTACGTATCAATGCGTGTGCATTTGCAAACTGCTCAAACTTTCCGATTATTACGTTGTATGTGTAAAGAGATGAATCGCTCATATAGTTAAGTAGCTTTAATGGTTCGTTTTAGATAGTAATTGCTTTTGAAAATTAAAATAATCAATGCGATAACTCAAGTGTGCAAAGATGGTTGAAGCTTGCGTGTTTGTGATGGCATCAAACTTTGTCACGTCCCTATCTGCTAATTCTTCGATGACGTGAAACCATCCGTATTTATTCGAGAGTTCGCTTGTTGCAACGCCTCCTCCATCATCGTCATCGCCTCCTTCAAGTTCTTCGTCACTTGTGAATCCAAAAACTGAAGCGAAGTGTTCACCAATTCTTTTTCGATAGTCGAAAAAAAAACCAACGCACCATTTGCAATTGATAACGGCATCTCGTTAAAGTCATCAGCATTTTTTAGATGTGCTGAAGTGTACGGTTCAATGGTGTACTTATTGCCAAGCTGATTGCTGATTGGTCTATAAAGGATGGCAAGTATCTTGTTGAGGTTCTTTGGAAAGTCTTTGCAGTTGCTATCCAGGTCTAACCACTCACCAAAGCTAATGGCGTTAATGTCGGGTACAAATCCGTAGTCCTTCCATCTGTTTTGTTTTGAAGCTTGGGGTTGTTCGATTATCGAACGAAATGCATTTATTGCATTTTGCAATTGATCAGGTGCTAACTGCCTCACGAAGTCTTTTGATTGTCCGAGAATTGCGGACACTTGACCTACCTCATTACCATCATTCGAGATAAAGTCAACATACTGCTTTACCGTTATGGTGTTATAGTCAAGTGATACTTTTATCTTATTCATTATCGGGTAATTTCTTTTCGAGTTCGGTGATCCATTCGGTGAAAAGTTCGGTGATTTTTGCCTTTGCTAATCTCTTGCGCTGCTCCTTTTGTTGTAACCACATCCCGAATAACACAGCGATTGTAAACGTTGATTGGGTAGCTGGGTTAACTTCTTTTTCTTCCATCAGTCTAACTTTATTTGATTTTCATTTATTATCTCGTAGAATCGTGTTCTGAATTTATCCACACCATCCAGTTGTTCTGATGAAAGATTTTGAGAGTTGTACTTTACCCAACTCCTTAACTCCTGCTCCAACTCCCAAAAGGTCACCCACAACTTGCGAGATTGTTGAAACATTTGAAGTTCCTCATTGTCTTCCTCCGTGAATTCGTAAATAACTTTCATAGCTTTTGCAGTTCTTCTTTTACTAACCTATTCCAATCATAATAGTCCTGCTCATCTCCTTCGCTAATATGGAAAGAATCCAAAGTCAAAAGAATGTTGATGTGATGAAGTGCGCAGTTAACCGCACGTGCGTGGACACTACCTTCATCTTCAGACATCTTTGACCTTACCATAGGCTTAAAGCTATGGACTAAATGATTTGCGTATTCTTGTGGGTTCATAACTTATCCGATATGATTATTTGTACTGGAGCATCAGCATCACCTACAATCGTATTGCGTGCTTGTTTAGGTTTGAAATATTCAAGTGTCTTGAGGTAAAGTTCAGACGCTATCATTTTATCTTCATCATTACGACTACCCCAAAGCTTATTCAAGAAGTCATTGAACTGCTCCGCTTGTTGACCTGTAATTGATTCGCCCAATGCCTCCCATTGCAAAGTCTTTTGACCTTTAGCACCTGGAGGTTTACCGTTTGGATTACCCGATTTTCCTTTTTCAAATGGCATAGCGATTGAATTTTATTGATACTTACAATTCTAATTTACTTTTGAAATGATTAATTAACTGCTCCATCTTATGGTCATAGTATTTAGTAAAGGTAAGGAATCCCTCCTTATCTGTTTCCCAAAGCTTATAGAGGATGTTTCTCAACCTTTGACCATTACTCTTCCTCTCTATCTCAAAGTCAGCTTTAAGGTCATTAAGAATGTCCCTTTCATTAGTAGCAAACTCCTCCTCTTTTATCGCACAATAGACAAATGAATTTTGAAGACTGAATAGTTGACCTGCCGTAGATGGAGTAAGTTCATTAGTGCCTATTACAATGGCCGTAGTTTTGTCCTTGCGACTTTTGATTGATTCGATTTGAGCGGGTAGAATTATCATATATCAAAGTTACTAAATTATTTAAGATAAGACCTAATTATTTGGGTTTAATTTAATTACTTCAGTTATATACATAGTAAGGTTTTTAGGTGAAAAAAGATTGAAGCTACATTCAATCCAAATTCAATCCTATTTACTTATCTATTTAACTATAATTGATAAGTACTCATTGCCCAAAAGTTCCAGTTAGGTTCTGGCATTGATAGGTATCTTTACTTCCCTTCACCACTACGTTGCTCCTCAGCAGAGCGTAGATTATTTAATCAATGTTGTTCATCACTCAACAAATCTCTCGGATCTATTCCGATACCAAATCAAGTGATGGTTCTTTTCGCAATCGCTTTTATTTGCTACTTAATTATAGTTACATAGCAAGGGATTAAAACGGGAAAAAACCTTATTCAGACTTATTATAAAAAAAACTTCCCCAATGATTTAAACGTGTTCAGCGCATTAAATCAAAGGGGAAAAATCACAATGCAGACTGAACACTACAAAGATAGTGATTCAGTTAAATGGTTGCCTTAAAAGTTAATCTTTAGTTTTGAACAACTCCACTATTGTCATTGCCAAAACAACTGGCCAACAAAACGCAGTGAATAGCATCCCCAAAACATTCTCAAGAGTAAAAGGTAGGGTTCGCCTTCGGATCATTACTGTCATCAAGCCAATAAGTAATGATGCGATCAGTAAATGCAACATAAAACAAAAATGAAGCAGGCTCATCATACTCCTGATTGTCTTGGTTTTCTTCCACGTTTTTTAGGTTGTGGGGGTTCTTCTTCAGTAGGTAGCACCTCCTCACGCTTTAGCTGATTATTTAACTCGCTAATGATTTTATTGATGCAAGGCACACAACTGCTCGTCTTTGTGTTCGTACCCTTCATTATTGTATCTAACTGCGTTAATAGCTTTCTATTGCCATCAGAAAGGACATTGGTGCGCTTTACCTCATCAACTAATTGCTTGGCCTGCTCTACCAGTTCGGCATCAACAATCTTTGGCCATTTGCCAGCAGGACAGTCCGCAAAACTCATCTTCGTTTTTAAGTCCAAGAAACACCCGCACGGCTTAAATGTGACACCATCCAGTGTTACGGGTTGTGAGAATGGGTTTAACTTGTTTAATGGCATACCACAAGTGCGAGTTGTGGAATTGTAAACAGGACACTCAATGCATATGTGCATCCGTTCATTTGCCATTTGCATTATCTTATTTATCATATGACTATTGCTTTTCTTATTTCGTTTTTTGCGTATTTGACAAAATTATATAGTGCCTTCTTTGGGATACCAGTCTCATCAGATAAGGTCTGATAACTGAAATCATTTAAGGCATAAAGGTAAAAGACTTCACGCTCGAGCATTGGCAACCGTGAAATCAAGATATCTAATTGTTCATTGGTTATGCGATCACCTAACCACACCTCCACACTTTCAAAATCACGCAGTTGTGATTCAGTTGGTTCATCGGACATCTGATTAAACTTGCGTATTGTGTTGTGATAATGACTGCGATTAGACCAGTGCGCTATCTTAAGTGCGTGGTTAATGTAATGCTCGGAATTCTTAATGGTTGATTTATTTTCAAAGATGCATAACAACGTGTCGTGAAGCAAGTCATCTGCCTCATAGACATTGCCACCGCATAAGTTAATAGCTAACCTTCTATGCTGCTCATATTGTGCCCTTGAAATAATCATCTATAATTTTTTGAGCTGCCTCAAAACCTTTTACATAAGTAGCATAATAACCTCTTTTGTTCAACTCTTTAATCCATTCCTTCTGCTCCTTACTAACCACACCCTTTTCAGTTTTGACTTCAATGAATAGGCCAAAGTATTTTCCATTTGGTTCACAAATTTGTAAGTCGGGAAAACCTTTTACATACCCAGTAGCCTTCATCTTGATTGCCTGCTTCATTGATGTGAACATTCCTCCTGCTGATGCGCAGTAAAGTGCATTTGGATAAGACATTTTGAGATACTGAATGATGGATTGTTGCAATCCTGCCTCACCTGCGAATGGTTTTTTCGCACGTGGCTTCATCGAATGTAGTATTTTACCTTTCACGCATCTAATTTAAGACGCATTTTTGACATTCGTATAAAAAAAAATGCATCTTGAAACCCGCATAAAACCTACAAAACTAAAAATAATTTGATAAAACTATTGACAGATTAAAATTTATTTATATATTTGCTTCATCAAACAAACAAAAAAACAACAGTTATGAAAAACAACATCATTTCAAGACAACACAGATTGTCTGTCGCTAAAAAAGGAATCAACGAAATTCACGTTGCAGGTAACGAAATTGCTCTTTGCAGAATGATTGGTAACATTTGTTGGACAATGACCAAATACTATCCAATTGAGTCAGCACCTTTATTCATTACTAAACACATCGGGTAATTATGCAGTTCAAAAAGATTGAAATTTATGGTAGAAATCTTGAAGATTTCAAACCAAAAAGAAATCCATTAAATGAATCGCTTTATTCATTGACCATTAACCAAACAATTGCAATAACTCATTTGGTTAATAAATGGAGGTCAAACGAAGAGGATGCATTTATAATGACACCCGAAGAGGCAATTGATTTAGTAAACAAATTAAAGAAAAACATAGGTTATGAAGAAATTTGATAGCACCTACCCACGCAAGTTTATATGCGTACAATCTGCGAGTTATCCAAGTGAGCAACTTGACTTTAATGCAATTGCTCAACACATTGCTGATGCGTCACCTCGCAAACCATTTGAAAGAATGGAAGCTTTGCTCAAAGAAAAAACATATAAGCGATGAGTCAGTTTTACGATGAGTTTGCGAATGATGCAGAACGTGAACAAAAGCAATGTGTCTATCAATACTGGAAGGAATTTGAAACTGGCAAGCCTCTATCGTATCGTGAACGCAAAAGAGAGGAATATGAATTGAGTCAAGGTAGGCTTATCACAGTTGCTTACAAAGGAGTTATGATGCACATTGACTTTGAAACGGATTTAGAAAAAGAATATCAATCAATAATTAATAAACAAAACAAGATGAAAACATCAAAAATCAAGTCCATCCAAAACGATGGCACGTGGAAAGACCTCTTTAAGTTCGAGGTACAAATGGAAAATGGTGATGTCGGTGGCGCATTTGCCAAGACACAAATTCCAAGTTGGAAAGTAGGTGATGAGAAATCCTATGAGTACGAACAAAAAGGAAAGTTTTGGAACATCAAATTTTTAGCCGATGCTAAACCTGCGTGGAATGGTGGTAGTTCTGCTCCTAAATCTTATGGTAAGTCACCTGAAGATAAAGCAGATATCGCACGTGCCGTTGCTTTGAAGGCAGCCGTTGATCTGCACAAAGGTGAAGGTGAACCAATGGAGAAGCAAATAGGTATTATTTGCGCTACGGCTCAAGCATTTGAAATCTATTTGACTACTGGAGATAATCCATACAAGGATGCTATAATGGATGGTAAATTATCTAATGCTGACGATCTCCCTTTTTAAGGGGGGTTATCACTTTTGATGACCCGAAAGAATTATTTACTTACTTAAGAAAAGAAATATGCAACGTAAAAGAATCACAAAAGAAAGAATATCTGCACTATGCAAAGATTTAAATTCAAAAAAATATACAAGTTTGAATGATGCAGCTTGTGTACATAGGATGGGTAAACAATCTTGCTTATTTATGGCACAAGCAGGAATCCTTTGGAAAAAAGATGGTTATTGGAGAGGTATGGAAAGAATTCACGATGATAGATTTTTAAATTACCAAAAATTACAATCTGCATATTATAAAAAGAAAAACCATCCATCTCAACCAACTTTGTTTACTAAAACCAAAGTTAAGATTGAGCCAAAGAAAGTAGTTGCTATTGAACCAAAGAAGGTAGTATCTCGCAGAAAAGCAACGCTTGGAATTATCCAACGCTTCAAAGTATTATTCACTGGAAAAATTTAAAATATGAAATTTAGAACACTAATCAAAACACACTTTGCTAATACGCAAGAATTTGCAAGAGCAATGGAAGTGACTTGGCCAACTGGGCGCAAGTACGAAAGCTATCCGCTAACAATGTCAATACACCATATCGAAAAGCTATCGAAACTTATCAACGTGGACAAATGCGAATTGATAGAATTGGCAGTAGCTGAAAATGAAAATGAACACGAACCTTCAATTTACTGCAATGAATGATTTATTATTGAAAGTCATTGACAATATGCGAGTTCAGAGCAAAAGTCAATTTAGAAACTTGCGTGAATTGTTAAACCCAGAACTAAACTCTGAACTAATCGAAAATTTAGATGAGTTGGTGGAGAAATTCGATAGCCAAAAAACGCTTAATGATATTCTTTACCAGTGCTGCGAAGAGGTGTATGGTGTAAGTCCTGAGGACATCCACGAAAAGTCACGCAAAAGAAACATAGTTGATGCGCGTGGTATGTTTATCACCTTCCTTTTTTTAGCTGATGGAAATTTAACTTGGCAAAGAATCGCTCAACAATTCGATCAAGACCACGCTACCGCTATCCATTGCACTCGAAAGTTTTGCGAGTTGTATGGAACGGATGGGGAATATCAATTCAATGCGAATCAATTTTTTGAGACGTTGGAAAAATATGGGTATAATTGCAAAGAAACTAAACGATTAATAAACTATGGACAACCTTACTTTACTCTCAAAGGTAGCATCACTGGAAGAGAGGATAAAAAGACTCGAAGAACTACTCCCGAAGAAATTAGCCGCCTCTCATTTCATTGTGCCATCTCTTGAGGAAGTCGCAGACCACTTCCTTGAAAAGATGCCTCACGCAACTTCAGAAGATGCACTTAATTTCGCTGATGTCTTCATATCCCATTACACCAACACTGGTTGGAAGTACGGAAAGAATAAGATGAAAGATTGGAAAGCTGCGATGAGGTCAGCTTGGGACTTAACTAAATTTGTAACTAAAAATCAACACAATGACACAATTGGCAGAGTACAACGGACAAGCCTACAACAATGGCTTGACGCATAACGAAAAGGCATATCTCCAAGCGCAAGAACAAATAAATCTTGGAGATTGCACACTCTCAATTTTTAAGCAGACTTTGAGTTATGGAATCGTTCTATACGGAATCAAGACCTTACCTTCAGACGAAGAAACGAATCTATTGTATGGAGTGATTCAAGGGCATTATAGATATGTTACAATTGGTGAACTGGCATTAGCCTTCCAACTCAATGCAGTTGGTCAAGATTGGCCACGTGTCGAATGCTTTGGGTTAATGTCGGTTGCGTTCTTATCTGATGTGCTTAAGCAATACAGCGAATATAAAATGAAGATGAATTTAGTTATTGATAAAAAGAAACAAAAGATATCTATCCCTGCTCCATCTATTGATGAATCCACTCCAGTTGATTGGCTACAAATGTTCACTGAAGATGTCCAAATGTGGAAAGAAAACAAACGTGATTACGTTCTGATGTTAGCACCAATGAAAGTCCGAACATTCTACGATAAGAAGATTCTCCGAGATGAGATGTGGTCGGAGGATGAGTGGAAAAAGTGGCAATTTATGGCATACAAAAAAACATTGGATGCTCAATCAATGAGTGCTTTCAAGGCGAAAAGATTGGACAAAATTACTCGTCAAAGATTCAAAGATGACTACCAGTGTGAATTGTCTCGACTTATCTACGCTGATATTATGGATAGTCATATTTTACAAACAAAAATAAAGGATGGGTTATGAGGCACGGCTCATTATTTAGCGGAATAGGTGGCTTTGATTTAGCTGCCGAGTGGATGGGATGGGAAAACGTGTTTCATTGCGAATGGATGCCTTTTCCAAGACAAGTATTAAAGTATCATTTTCCAAAATCATTAAGTTATGAAGACATCACAAAAACAGATTTCACTATTCACAGAGGATCAATTGACATCCTTACCGGTGGATTCCCATGCCAACCTTACTCATCAGCAGGAAAGCGACTTGGGAAAGATGACGAGCGACACCTCTGGCCGCATATGCTCCGAGCAATTCAAGAGATTGAGCCAACCTACGTTGTGGGCGAAAATGTTCGTGGACTTACTAATTGGAACGGGGGAGTGGTCTTCGAAGAAGTGTGCGCTCAATTGGAAGATTGTGGGTACGAAGTACAACCGATACTATTGCCAGCTTGTGCCATCGGTGCGCCACACCGAAGAGACCGAGTTTGGTTTGTTGCCTACAATAATAGCGCAAGATGGGAGTATGCACTCAATGACTTTAACGAGAATGTTGGAAAAGAGAATTTTACCGACACCTTGTGCAAACGATTACAAAGGGGCTTATCGTCCAGAAAGCATGATGGCTTCAAACGGAATGGACAGGAAAGAAAGATTGAACAATATATACATACATTTGAACCATCAATACGATTCAAAAACTTCCCAACTGAATCCCCGATTTGTGGCGGAGATGATGGGATTTTCCCCCAATTGGACGGAATTACCTTTTCTAAATGGAGGCAAGAATCTATCAAAGGATATGGAAATGCAATAGTTCCACAAGTCGCTTATGAGATTTTCAAAGTAATTAATCAGTTGCATTATGCGTGAAATAGTCTATAATGACAAACAAAAATTAGCATTAAAATATCTATCTATTGAGAGTGATATTTGGCAGGTGCTATATGGCGGAGCTGCATCAGGTGGAAAGTCATTTCTTGGTTGTGACTGGCAGATTAAACGCAGACTTAAATACCCAGGTACCCGAGGCCTCATTGGCCGCGCAGAGTTAAAGAAATTAAGGTTGTCCACTATGGCTACTTTCTTTGAGTTATGCGCTCAATATGGATTAGTTGCTGGTAGAGATTACACATACAATGGTCAAGACCACGTAATCAATTGGTATAATGGCTCACAAACTATTTTGATGGATTTAGCTGATATGCCATCGGACGCAGAATTTCAAAGATTTGGATCGATTGAAATCACAGACTACTTCGTTGACGAAGCAGGAGAGGTGAGCGAAAAGTGCATTGCGATTCTTGCCTCACGTGTACGCTATAAATTGGTCAATGATAAACCGAAAGGTCTACTCACTTGCAACCCACACAAAGGATGGCTCTACAATGATTTCTATAATGCAAAAAGAAATGGCACGATAAGGAGTGACCGTGAATTTATACAGGCGTTACCCACTGACAATCCCCACATTTCACCTGTTTATCTTCAATCATTACAACTACTCCCTGACATTGACCGAAAAAGATTATTGGAGGGCGATTGGGACTATGATGAGACAAAAGATAGGTTGTATGAATATGATGACTTGCTAAGATGCTTTCGCCCATCCACTACATTGGGTGACAAATTCATCACTGCTGACATTGCTCGAATGGGGGACGATAGAACGGTGATAGTAGTGTGGAATAACTTACACGCTGAAAAGTTCGTGGTGCTAAAACATAAACCAATTAACGAGGTGGTAGACACTATCAATGAATTGATTAAAAGTCAGTCCGTAAGATTATCTAACGTACTGGTGGATGAGGATGGGATAGGTGGTGGAGTGGTTGACTTTATCAGGTGCAAAGGGTTCTTGAACGGATCAAAAGCGGTGCGTGACAATTATATGAATCTCAAAAGTGACTGCTATTTCAAACTTGGGGAATTGATATCCAGTAACGCTATCACATTTGAAGGCACTCACAAAGATACAATTGTCAAAGAATTGGAGATGATTAGACGAGAGAAGATAGATAGCGATGGAAAGTTAAGAGTAACCAACAAAGAAGATTTGAAAAAGAGGCACGGAATATCTCCCGACTTTGCAGATGCTATAATGATGCGTGCGTTCTACGAATTAAAAAAGAATTTCGGAAAGTATGCGTTTGCGTAGAAATTTATTTATATTTGTAACCAACTAAAAAAACACATATGGAACTAAACAAATTAATCAAGATGCAAGCGGAAAGCTACGCATCATTTGGAAACGAAGACGATATGAGCGGCTCTGCTTATTTCGCATTTATGGAAGGTGCAAAGTATGCACTACAACTAATCAGTAAACAAATCAATGACGAATTATGAAAAACAAAATTACAATTGAAGACCACGAAAAGTTAAAGGTGCTTAATCTATTGATGTGGTTACAAGCTTCACTTTACGCAGCTGATGAATGTGAAACTGTCAAATGGTTTTACAACCATCAAACGAAAATGCTGATGAAGCGACTGAATGAGTCCATTCAACGTGAACACGGCAAGACAATAACTGAACTTTGGAATGTGGATGGAGCTATACTACCTGATATTACTCGGCAGTTGGATGACTTTACTTATGAAATGGCAACGTACGGATACTGGATGCTACCCGAATTGACTAAATTAATTCAGAACGCAAAAGAAGAATCTGAAAAAGTGGAGGTGGTAAATGAGAAAGAAGTGCTTTAGTTGTAACCGCAAGTTTCCATTGTTCTTTTTCTCAAAGGACAAGATGAAATATCAAAGGCCAAGTGACCATAAACGTGTCAAATGTTGCAGAATTTGCAACTACTTCAAATGGTCAAAAGATGGGGAAGGTTGGTTCTTTGATTATTCAATAGGTAAATTCACAAAAGAAATATTTAATTCAAAATTTAGCGTATTAAAAAGAGTATTACAATGAAGAAACAAATTGACCAGGTGCGAGAATTTCGCAAGACATACAACCTTCCAATTGCAGGTTGTAAAAACATACAAGATTGCGCCTTGCACGAAAGACTTATTCAAGAAGAATTAGATGAGATGAAAAATGCATTAGATATTTTTGAGATTTCTGATGCGATTATTGATCAAATGTATTTGCTTTTCGGGTATGCAATTGACTTGGGAATTGATGACAAATTAGAAGCGATGTTTGACGAAGTTCACGCAAGTAATATGAGCAAACTTGATAGCAATGGAAACCCCATTTACCGAGAGGATGGAAAAGTTCTCAAAGGAGAAAACTATTTTAGACCAAACTTAAAAAAAATAATTGAGCAATGAACATAACACACGATTTTGACAACTGTCAATCAGATGTCTATAAAGAAGTAATAACTGATCTAATCTCACGTGAGAAGATTGGAAGGGCAAAGTATGGGACAACTGTGGATAAGGCAAACCTATCTGAAAAGGAATGGATGCAACACGCTTACGAAGAAGCTTTAGATTTCGCTATCTATCTAAAAAGAATGATGTCAAAAAAATGACATTAGCACCCCCAATCAAAAGAGTGGCATTGCGCCACTTTTTTTTTGCCCTTAATTCCTTATTTAACTCCTCACTTAATCCCTCATTTTGCTCCTCTAATTGTGCAATATATCGCACATTAAACGCATTTAATTGAGCGTATGTATCAATTGTCATACGTTGATTATTATTTAATTCAATGTAGTAATCAAGTGACCTTACACCCAAGACAACCAACCTACGTTCAATGGTTAAAGAATCCAGCTCCTTCCATCTCAATGAGTCTTTGTATTGCCCTTGCGTATGCGCTATCAATGGCAGTGCTATCCATAAGATAGATAGTATCAATGTCCTTTTCATAAATCGTTTTAAGTTTAGTGCGTTCAATGGTTAGCGTGTCTATTGTCCGCAAATATGCGGTGATGGTATCTGAAGTGGTTACAATTTGTAACCGACTGGGTGCAGGTCTGCATAATAAAATACCAATAGCAATACCGATACTAATAGATGCGACCTTGATGAATACGATAGTTCTTAACGTGAAAATCTTTTCCATTCCCTCTTGTTATTATGGCAAATCCGTGGTTGTATTTTGAATAGGGGTTGTAATCCGGACTCAACTCGGAAAGGCAAGCGACACCCCAACACGTTATCACCTTTCCATTTACATCACGCTCCGTGTGTTCCGCAGTTTGGTGATGATGTCCGCACATTGCATTTGCTTTTGTCTTTAAGAACAACCCACGTGCTACGTTAACTGATGGCATAAATTGCTTACCAAATTCGTGACCGTGAAAGATACTCAATGCACCTACGTTTAACTTGTTCTTTCCTTCAACCCATTTCACGTTGTGCTTATCAAGATGGCAAAGAGATGAAAAATCGAACGCATCAATGTCAACTAACTCAGGTGCTTTCACACGCATAAAACGCCAGTAGCGTTCTTCGTGGTTTCCTTCCTTGTAAATGATTTCTGCTTTCGGGAAAGTTTGTCTTAATTCAGAAATGAAAGTGCGCATTGCATAAAGTTCCTCTTTGAATTTTCTTTTCTTAGGATCCTTAACGAAATCAGATAATTGATGGCAATCCAATGCATCTCCATTTAAGATAACGGTATCAACTCCTTCATCTATTCCACTTTGTATTGCAACATTCAAAGCCTGAACATCGTGGTATGGAATGTGAATGTCTGATAGTATCAAAATCTTTTTTCCCTTGATGTCAATGTGCTTGCGACCTTTGGCATACGACTTGGGTAACTTGAAAGGATTGCGTGGTCTTTCCTCTGATTTATACAAAGATTTATCAGTCATTTCTTTGCGATTCCTTGCACCATTCTTACCTTCAATTCTACGCAATACACCACGTGCATCTTCTACTCCCAAGAACGTTTCAAAATGTTCTTTAGATAATTTCTTCGCTAATGTCAGCGTTGGTGTATCCGGGAAACGCTCACGCAATTCACGTGCGATTTTTGTCTTTTGACTTTCTGCTGCCATATATTTTTAGAATGGTTGGTATACTGTTCTACCACCACTCTTGACCGCACGCAATATCTGACCTCTATTCCCTTCCTTGTTGTAACTTACGTGTACCCAAGCTGGTGCGTTCTCACTTCCAAATTCCCAAATGAGTTGGTCAAATGTACAATTATTTCTGATGTAATCAAATATCTCTTTGTTATTTATGCCACCAAATGTATCCCCATCGATATCGAGGGCTTTACCTTGCATATGTTGTGAACTTTTTGAACCGCCTATGCGTGTATTAAGTTCAATACTTCTGAACCCACTACTGATACCAATAGGCTTTCCGAAATGTTCACGCACTTTGTCGAATATGTTGGTGCATACAAGCTTTAAGTTTCCCAATTGTTCAGCGTTTGGAGTGTTGCCAATCTTCAATGCAGTCGCTTGGTTGCTATGAGTTACCTCTTTATAGCTTACGTATTTACTTACCTTTTCCATCAGTCATTGCATCGGTTATATCTTCACTCTTTCTACCTATGATTGTCTTTATTTTACTCCACAAATCTTTTCCAGTTACTGATTCAATTGATTCAATAATTGATTTGAATTCAATAATGGCTACCACGGTTGCTATCAACTTAGTAATGGGGATAAGTTGCTCTATTATATAAGTCTCAATTAAGAATCCGCTTACGATTGCAATTTGATACAACATCAATTTGGTGATGGTATCACTCATCCTTCTTGAGCGAATTCGCTGACCTAATTTGATTGCCTTCCACACCCCTACAACCATATCCATAGCCACCAAAAATCCGATGGTTATCATCAGTTCTTTGATAGGCAAAAAGACCGTTGCAATACCCAACAACCACAACTTTACTTTCATCTTTTTTCTTGCTTTTTTAAGTATTGCTTCAAAAGTTTTTCGTACTCCTTTCGCTTTAATACGATGGAGGGAGAAAGTCTCTTATTGACCATTGGTTGCGCCATTCTCTATATGAATTAGATATTAAAAAATTACTCTTTCCGTATGGGTTTCTATCAGGGAAAATGTTGTTGTCAGTATTGTTGGTGTATTCGGGGAACAACGTTGAATTAAAACACAAATAATCTACCATTCTTTTGGTGTACCATCTTGCATTTTGTCTTGCAGCTTCTTTGAGTGACTCCATTTCGCTCTTTGTGACTGGAGTGGTATCTTCACTTTGTCTGCTCACCAAGTTACCATTGTCGTGCTTATACAAAAGAGATGGATAAAGTTCTACCATTGTCCACCACAACACCACCTTTAACACGTATTCGTTCAATAATGTTTCATAGTCACCCGACAACGTGCCACCACTCACATCAGCTTTCAATTTTACTGTCAAATTTGTACCCAAAAAGTTGGTCAAATACTTATCCTGCGCCAAATAAATAGCAGGTCTGATAAGGTTGGGATCAACTGCATCCGTTAAGGGAGTGAACTTTTTGATGTAGTCCTCATTGATGAGTAATATTTCTTGTGGTATTGGCATCTTTCTTAATTTTTATTTGTTTCCGAAACGTGGATTTGTGGGTAGAAATCCGTTGTATGGCATATCAATTGGTTTGCGTTCTACTAAATAGTTATTGCGGACTTTATAACCTGCCTTTTCAGCTTTTGCCCAAGCTTGCGTGCGGACATTTGGGTTGTTCAAATCTAATCCAAATCCCTTTGCACTAATGTACAATTGCTTTTTCCAAACGTGGTGACAATTACCGCCACCTTTATAGAGCCAACAGCTATAAGTGTCCGCTCCATTTGGTCCCCATCCTGGATTAACTGCTTTGTTACCCATTGCCAAGATATCTTCTTTGCGATATAGCTTGTCAGCTTGTAGCATTTTAGTGCAAAAAGGTCTTGACACATCGGTTAGCTTTCCGCTATAACGATAGCGTGTGTAATACTTGCGCTCGTCTATTGTTTGGTCTTGCTCACTTGTCGCATTTGGCTTTGCCGTTCCTGTACTTACTTGATGAATTTCAACTGCATCAAAGATGTGTGAGATAGCTTCATTTTCGCTATCATCCTCATCGTAATCTACATCGTATTCATCAATCAAAATCCAATCTTCATCAGCATCTTCACCGAGTTGGATAAGTTCTTCAGCTATTGCATTGAGCGCATCTGCTTCAGGAACGTTTTGGTGTTCGCACTCAACTTTTTTTTTTTGAACTACTTGAGTAGGGTCAATAACTACGTTGGATAAGTTATCAAAAATCTCACTTATCTGAACATCGGACAACATCGGGAATGATGCCTTTGTGATTGCCTTTGCAGATGGTATGGTTAACACATTCGCAGTTGTCTGCACAATGATTTCAAGGAGTGATGCAATCTGCGCTCCGTTTAATGCTTGACTTGCAACGTCAACGCTTGCAGTAGTTGTTCCTGCATCAGTTACTACCTCATCAGTAAGCAAATCATTTTGCACTATTGTACAATTTGCAATGACTCCAAATGATGCAAGGAGTGTTTCAGTTGCATCAGTTATTAATCTTTGGAACGGATCAATAACTTGACGTGAAAAGATGCGCAATGCAGTTTTCATTTCATCTGTATTTGAACCCAATCCGCCGCCATCACGTACACCAAATAACAAAGGTGATGTCACACGATGACTTACCAAAATACTTTCTACTGCTTGGTCTACCAACGTGGTGAATTGCTTATCCATATCGGAGACTGGAAACGGAGTGAAGTCCACACCTCTATCTCTTTCCTCATTGAAAAACGTTAAGACCTTACCAGCATTTTCAGCACCTTGGATAGATGCAGTCAACTGATTTTTAATCATGTGTTGTTCTTCAAGTGAAGGGATGCCGTTGTTGAAAGACGCAATTAATGAAGGAAAGAAACCGTTAAGAATCAAGTTCACTTGATACTCACTCAACTGCCTCATCTTTTCAATCTCATTTATAGCACCAACGTAATCAGGCTTTGGATAGTATTCGCTACCTACCATCATATGATGCACGAAAAGAACTTGTTTAGGCAATGCGTCTTTGTGTTCTTCGTTGAACATTGGAATGTAATTAGGAACGTTTTTCTTTTTCCTCATATCACTCCAATCACGGCTATACCACACTCCAGTGATGGAATCATCTTCATCACTACAAGCCAAACGGCAATTTTCAAAAGGCAAGTGATTAACTTGTGCGATGGTGCTTCTATCCATTGACCAAATAACTTCCCAATAAAAACCACCGTGAAGCTTCAAATCTAATGCAGTAGCATTGACAATCTTGTCAATTGACAACCTTTTGATTTCGCTTACTGCTTGTGTTGTTGATGCAGTCATTTCACGACCTGCAATCATATAACTTATAGAGTTAACGAGCGCACCGTGTATAGGTGACTCGTTATAAAGTTCAATTAAATATTGAGGAAAGGCATTTGCCTCTCCATAACTCACCCATCCTTTTCTATCCTCAATTTCAATCGGCGCAATCTTGACGTATTTCGCCATCTCTATTTGAGTTGCTCCAACTCTTTGCTTTATTTCGTCTATTAGATTAGCCATTGTATTCTATATCGTTAGGTATGGTTAGTGAAGGTTGGTCAAAATATTGGGTTAGCGTATTGAATTCAATATAGCCACGCTTAATTTCTCCAACCACATCAGGATCAGTAGGGTCAAGGTTGCCAACCGAATTTTGACCGTATATAACGTAGTTGTAACGACCTCCTTCAGTAATGAGAATGCTGCCATTAACGGCATCATCTGCATTTGTACTAATTGACAAAATTGAGATTCTTTCATTTGTACTAATTAGCGTTGGAATAACCGCAAATTTTTCTAATGTTGTTTCGTTTTGGATAATTAAAAGATAATCCGTGAACGAAGATAAAAGCAAAGCCCCCTCCTCTAAAGAGAGAAGGAGGTTTTGAGATGCAGTATTGGTTTGCAAGTAATTCATCTTACTTACAAAGATAATTAAACGTTGGTAGTTGACACACTAATTCCTGCGAAGTTGTCGAAAGGAATAGATGTGAATGACTCCAATCTATAAGCCTTATTTTTTTCTTCAGCAGTTAGAGTAATTGTATAACCATTAAGGTCACCTTTGGCAACTCCAGTAGCAGTTGATGCAGCAGTTACTTCAGCACCATCGAAACGGCCTACCATCCAAATGTTGTCATTGTTATCTTGTACAAAAACAACCAAACGATTTTTTCCAAGCAACTCCAATTGCTTTCTGCGTGCAGCAGTCAATTTAAAAAATGTTGCAGTTACCGTTTGCGTATAAAAAATTGTACCATTTTCAACAGATGAAGCTACCTCTTCGGTAAAACCACCCGTGTGCTTTGGACAAATGTATTTATAGATGGTTGCAGTAGGCAACGCATCGATTTCTTCGGTGCCACTATCAACAGTTACACCAGTCAAAAAGTCTGCGTGCTGCTGCAAGTAGATTGCTTTGATACCGCCAATCGAATCGCGGCACTCAAGCTGGAATCCAGCGGTTAATTCACAAGCCATATTATTATATTTTTTTTATAGTTAAAATAAAGGGAAGGTAGAACTAACCACCTTCCCCTTTACTTGTGGTTAAATTAGTTGTGACCGATTACGCAGTCAGTCAATACACCTACTTGAACTCCAGTGCGGAATCTCATAGCCATACGAACGTTATCAGATGCATCAGTCAAAGACATATCAACAACCTTAACTTCAGCGAAGTCAGAGTTAGCGTCAACCCCAACAAACAAGTTAGAAGGTTGAGCAGCTATGATAGTTCCATTGCTGATACCTGGACAAACATAAATGTCGTATCCGTTGAATTGCAAGTTGAAGCTATCAGAAGCTTGGAACATTTGCATATAACCCAAAGCAGTGATTGCTTGACGGTAGTATTGAGCAGATGCACGGTTCATATACAATTTAGTATCAGGTGAACCAATCAAAGCAGCAGGCAATGCATTGATAATAATATTCATATTAGCAATGATATTAGATGCAGCAAGAGGAGTTGAACCTGAAGCCCAAGTGAAATCAGCACCTGAACCCAAACCAGCCTTCAACTTCTTTTCAAATCCGTCAAATGAATCATAAGTTCCACCCGTATCACCTTGCCAAATTGTGTACTCGATATTTTCAGCAACTTTCGCAGCAGAATAACCGATTAAGAATTCAGCGAAGTTAGCAGGAACTACATCGTTAATGAATCCACGACCAGTTTGAGCAGCTTCCCAATCACGTGCAAATTCAGACTTGCACAATTGCAAGTTAACTTTCAAGTCAGAAACAATCAATACTGCCTCATCCAAATTCAAATCACCTGCTTGTGTAAAATCACAATCAGTACCATCTTGAACCAATGAAGCAGCGTTTGACAACTTCTTCAATACAGACTTGAATTTTACACCCTCTTTAAGAGTAACGTATCCTTTTGCCAATGTATCCCCTGAAAGGATGGCAGCGTTGATGTACGGTAACGCTAATTCACCTGCGTAGGTTGAACTATTAATGGTTAATGTAGAAGCCATTTTTTTCTTTTTTTATTTTTATTTGTA